ACCATTGCGTCCCAGTCACCGTCACGCATTGCGGCTCGACGCTGGGGGTCTGGAATGGAATTAAGAACAGCGTCATACCCTTCGTTAACGTGAGGGTTATCTGTTGCTTTGGCCGGAATGTAGCAGACTTCGCGACTGTAGTTTGTACCTTCAGTTACCTCGCGATGCCTTTTCTTACCACGTTGAGTGGGATTAATGAAACGGTCTTTAAGATACTTGTGGCCTGGGCCACCAGGGTTGGACGCTAGTCGCAGTCCAATAACGGGAACAAGTTTGTTACCCGAACGAAGACGCTCTTCAATGTGCTGAATAACCTGAGGCACCATTAATGAGGCTTCATCAATGTAGAATGCTTGATACTCACCACCTAGAATACGGGATGCGTCAACAAGGTTTTCTGCATATGTAAAGTTAATAATGGAACCGTTAGGGAACTTCAACATTTTGTTTGTGTTGTTCCACTTTGCGCCGAGGTCGCGGCCGTAATTCCATTTTGCTAACTGAGATAGAAATGATTCTTCCAACTCGGGATATGAGCGACGGAAACAACCGATGCGCATACCTGGGTAGTTGGCGGCGTTGTAGAGCGCGTCCATCAAGAACGCAGCGGTCTTTCCGCCACCAGCAGCACCACCGTAAAGAATTGCATCAATACGTTCAGCGGATGCTGCGTGAAAAACCTTCTGTCTGTCATGTGGTTCGTAATTCAAAATCTTAAATACGTCAACCGTCTCCGGTACAACAGCATTTGAAATGAATTTACCAAAGTTTGACATTACTTAAACCAAAAGTAAAATGACCAGGCAATGCTTAAAACAGAAGTTAACAAAATAAAAATTGATACACTTGTTTGCATTGCGGCAAGTGCTTCAAAGTATTTAACTTGAGAAGCATCTTTTCTTAGGCCTAGTTCACTGCTTGCTTCCATGAGTGCAACAGTCTTTTCATACTGTTCGTCACCCATGATTTTACGCGCTTCTATTTCTCCTACGCCGACAAGATTGCCAAGGCTAGAAAATAGTTCGTGCGCTTCGTCTTCGAAATCGTCTTCTGAGTTCATCACGAATTCCTTAAAATTTTAGGTAATCTACGTCATCGTCAGACATAAGCCTACGGATGAATTCGTCATGCGCTTCCCATTGCAAATCTACCGGAAGTTTTCTCACAATAGATACTTGCCACGGTTCAAAACCGAGATGGTAAAGTTCTGCATCGCTAGGTATACAGTTGCATTCCTCATTGGGCAAACAACTGTGGCGATTCTTACTCATAGATTACACTACTTTTTACGTTTGTCAAGCATTTCGAGGCGGGTGCCTCGGAGCAGGTTGTTCTGTGACCAGAGGGCGTCCATCAGATGACGTTAATTCTCTCTTAAAAGCCTTCCATCGGAAACGGTCCGGCGCACCTTCAGCAACCCATTCTGCGTAACAAGTGCCACACATGGCAGTCTTTGTTGCTGGTAAAACCATACAAATTTCACAGGGTTCGCTAGTTACGCGATTGCGTTTTTTCTCAACGCCTTCTTTAAGAAAGTTAATACTTTCCATGATTTGTCTGAGATTTTCCTCAGATTGAAGTATTTTTTGTTCAATATTCTTTATCTCACGGCGAACTGGGTCGTCCGGCTTGCGGCCTTCCATCTTGGCAATTACCGCTCGCTCCACCGAAGAAGAACTAGGATTTCCACCACTGCGAGCAATAGCAACCCCGGAACTACCTGATGATAGGGTGTCAACACTTATTGCGTCTCGGCGGACCAATTCTTCTAAATCTTCTATTTTAAGTCTATTGGCAAACTTGTTTATATTCTCAAGGCTATCGACCATGCGCTTCAGCCTTTGCTGAGAACGTCGGTTTAACTTGCTTGCCACAAAAATCCTCCAATAAGTATAAAAAATGACGCCCCTAAAGGACGCCCAATCTACACATATGTTCTCACAGAAAGTCTATTCTGTCAAGGATTTACCATAGGCTTTTAGTAAAACAACAAATTGCTCAAGTTCCATTGTAACGTAAGACTTGTTTGTGCCAGTACGAGCACGCTTGTGTATTACTGCCCAAAGTTTGTTGGCTTTTTTTCCGGAAACTTCGGCTTGCTTGCACCACTCTGATAAGGCCATTGCTTTGTGGTTTTTTGCTTCAAGGACCATCGGCGTGTTTCGAATGTCACCAAGTGCCATATCGCTACTGCCCCAACGCTCAGCGTCAGGAAAACCACTTTCATTAAGGAAACGTACGATTGCAGTCTCGAAACTGGTTCCTTTTGCACGGGCTTTACTCATCTTCCGTTATAGCCCTGTCAATTTTTGCAGCATTGCTGTCAAAGTAACCTGACACGGTTTCTGTTGACCAATAAAATCCACAAATAAAACACTTTCGGTGAAGGTGCTCGTCAGAACGCCCACACAAACATTTTGCGCCGGGGTGAAGTTTTACGTAGGTGGTTGCTATAGTGGCTCGAATAGTGCGCTTAACTTCAGTCCATTTTCTGTCCTTTGGGTCATAGACCTGCTCCGAAGAAACTGACACCGAATCGTCTTCACATACCGTTCCACATTTAGGGCATTCCGTGACAATGGGGTTTACGCGAGGCATTGGAATGGAAAATTTTGGTTCCCAGGACATTACTTAAGTTCCTTTATAAATTCTTTAAGGCCAAACCATATAATGTAAAATGGCCACATAACAGCGTCACCAACCATACGACTGACGTAATCGCTTACCTCAAAATCAATGTCTTGCTCACGCCAGTTATCCCTTACCTTAAGGGTAATTTTAAAATAACGTATAAAAATAGCCACGGTTACTACAAGGTAACCAATTAAAATCAACTCAATCAAGTTCACTTACAGCCTCTATTTCTGTACCGTAAACTTCCTGCCATATCTCGTTGCTAACAATAGATGCAGCAACAACAGTACCGCCGTGAAGATAGCAAATTCCTTCTTCTATAAGGCGTTCTGCTCCATCCACGCCAAGCACAACGGCTGGCATTTTGCCAAATTCTGAGGCATTGAAATTCATTTCCATAATGGCATAAACCCTGTCACCCTTGCGGCGAAGGCGGGCTGAGCCTACATGACGTGCGTCGTCAAAGTTAATAAATAGAGGGACAATCTCAGGAATGTCTACCTCGCGGTAGGTTAATTCTGGTTCGTCAATGTGTGCAAGCGCAATATAACGCTTCTTTTTTGCTGTTTTCATAGTATTCTTTCGTGTTCATCGGTCCTGCTCATAATAGTAGCGCAATTCTTCTTGGTACGCATACACCATTGACCAGGCAGTTTCTAGCCTATCAATAAGCCAGTCAATGTCAATAGCCATGTTGTCAAGCAGGTCCTGGAGCATTGGGTTTATGTTCTCTAGGCCATAAATAATGTCTGCCCGAGAAAGAATTTCCCTAATGCGTTCAAGTTCGTCGTCACCTATCATCGTGAACCCACTTGCCATTATCTATCATTGTTACCTGGTGTTGACAGATAACGCAGAAATTGCGATAGTGGCGCTCAGTCAGCATTGGCTGAGCCTCATGTCCACGCGATTCAATTTCAACAAACTCCATAATCAAAGAATACAGTACGAGTTAAAAAAATCAACCATTTAAGCCTTGACATAAAACAAATAGAATGGTACTCTTATTGCGCGTTTCTAATAACTCATAAGGAGAATTAATGTCAAATACATCATCAATTGTTTCAATTGCTGTTGCTTGGGCCGGTACGGCTGGTGGCGGAGTTGCAGTGCTAAGAAAGTACGCAACCAAGGCTGAGAATTATATTTCACACGTTGAGGCAGAAGTTAATAGTGTTCTTGCAAAACTTGAAGTTCTTGACACAAAGTTATCAACATTAATTTCAACACCCACACCTAAAACTACATCAGCAAAAGTAAAAAAAGTTGTTAAAAAAACCGCGGAGCCAAAGAAGCGTTTGCGCTAATTTGCAATCCGGGGTAGTTCAGTTGGCAGAACAATCGACTGTTAATCGATATGTCGCACGTTCAAGTCGTGCCCCCGGAGCCAATGTCATATAAAGACAAAAAAAACAATCCGAGATGGTGTAACCGGCAACACTACAGACTTTGAATCTGTCATTCTACGTTCGAACCGTAGTCTCGGAACTTTATAAAAAAAGGAAAACAATGGGGAAAAAACTAGACGAGGCTTATTACAAGATAAGGACTCAAGCAGAACATCACATGAGGCTTTCTCAGCAAAGAGATGAAGCCTATGACAAGGGTTTTGCTCAGGCTTATTATGAGGCTCTAATTATCATTACCGACATTCGCGGCTAGGGCAAAAGAGTGGACGTTCCTCAACTTCAAAGCCAGGCGCTGCACACGGCCCTATTGCCGTGGGAAGACAGCACCGCCTATCAAGTGGGTCTTGGTAGAAATCATCAAAACCTTACAAAGCAAGACAGGGTATCTTACAAAGCAGAGAGCCTGATGCTAGACAATGTTCTTGCCAATGTTCATGCTGCTGCTGCGGAGATTGGCGCTTGCAAAATACTTGGTGCATACTGTTATGCCGGTGTATGGGAGAAGGAAGACCACGATAAATACAGTGGCCTTCCCGATGGTCTTTGGTCTTCCACCGAACTAGAAATTAAATGGCGCCGCAGCAGTTTTGCAATGCCCGTTGACCGTAAAGACGCAGAATTAAATCGTTTGGTTTTATGGGTTGAAAGTAAGTTGTCTTTGAAGTACAGTTGTGTTTGTACCTACTGTGAGAGTAGTAACTTAAAAGAAGTTACCACCGTCAGAATTTTAGGCGGGGGCTATGCAAAAGACTTGTGGGAAAACGGGAAACCGTACAACAACGACACAAACAGAGTTGCTGTTCCTGCAATAAAATTAACCCCTATAAAGGAAATATATGAAAAAATGGTGTGAATGTAATCCACGATGTATGGTAAGAAATCCGCGCAAAGAAGTTGTACACGGAACTTACTCTACACATTCCAGCAGACATAACTGTCGTTGTGATAACTGTGTTGTAGCATACAAGGCGCATGTTGAAAGCCGTGACCTTGAAGCATTGATGGAATACCTAAAGAAAGAAAGTAATGAAACAAGTAACGCTTAACCCCAACATTGAGTTTGAAGCAGTTTTAATTGAACTGAAAGAAATGCACGACCGAAAGTCCAAGGATTACGGTTCCCCAGAGGATAGTTGGGCAAACGTACTAGCCAGCGCCGAGTTTGGGACTCCTGGCTGGGTTGGTGCGCTTATTCGCATGAATGACAAACTTCACCGCATAAAGAATCATATTCGCTATGGCACACCAATGACCAATGAATCGGTTGAAGACAGCCTTGTTGACATGCCCGTCTACAACATTGGCGCCATTATCTGTTATCGCCGTGACACCTATGGGCCAGATTGGTACAAGCGATGAAGCACAAGGAAAGCATTGCTTTGTCAAGTGGAAGGTTTTTTGCG